AATCAATATAGGAGGTATCCAAAATGGATAATCAATTAGTAAATATAAAAAGTATGACTGATGAGCAGATAATGTTAGCCATTGGTCAAGATGATGGTGCCGCTGAGAATAATAGTTTATCAAGACTATCTATTAACAGATCACCAGAAGATGACAATGGTAATAAGTTACCAGTAGGTCATTTTGCAGTCTATGATCCAGAGATAGGTCAGACTGTATATGGTAAGCCAGTAACATTAAGACCATTCATAGGGGCTATGCAGTATATGCATTTTGATCCTGATAAGAATGAATATGTTAATAGGTCTATCATAGTTAAAAACTGGAAGGAAGAACCAATAGATGCTCTAGGTGGTGTAAGATGTGGAAAAGTCTTATATAAAGACAGAGACTCATTGACTCCAGAACAGCAAGCCATACAAAGAACTATCAGATGTTATAAATTAATATATGGTTTAGTATCTTTTGATGGAGTAAAAGCAGATGGCTCTAAGCACGCTGTAAAAAATCTTCCTGTGTTATACAGAGTAACAGGTACTGCATTTACACCAGTAAGTACTGCATTAGATAAACTTAAAAAGTTAAAAAAACTAATGTATACTTGTACCTTAACTTTAGAAACAATGAGACAGAAAAAAGGTGGTAATGTTTTCTATGTACCAGAGATTACTGTAAATGGTAATGCTAACTTACAGTTATCTAATGAAGATATGAGCACCTTAACTATCTTTCAAGATTCAATTAATGTAGAAAATGAATCAGTTATCACAGCTTATAAAGAAGCTAAGTCTAAAAAAGCTAATGGTGATGATGCAAAATCTGCACAAATAATTGATGATATGAACGATCAACTACCTGAAGATGTATTGTCTAAATAATGAGTAATATCCTCCATAAAGTACAGATGTATCTTGAGAGTGTATCAAAAAATCCTGTAGTAATTTCAGAAGAATTATTACAGGAGTTTGGTGAGGCGTGTAAAAACGCCTTACGCAAACAGTTTACACATAGGGAGAATACTAAATTTGAACCACGAATGTCAAATATTGGAAGACCATTATGTCAATTACAGATGGAAGCTAAAGGTATTAAAGGTGAAGGTATGCCTTACAATGCCAAGATGCGAAATACATTTGGAGATTTGATAGAAGCCTTAGCAATATTTGTTTTAAAATCTGCAGGAGTAAAAATTGATAATGAACAAAAAGAAGTTGTACATAAGTTTGGACAAGATGAAATTAGAGGTAGACTTGATGTTGAAATTGATAACAAAGTTTGGGATATTAAAAGTGCCTCACCATATTCCTTTGAAACAAAGTTTGGTGAAGCAGGAGGTTTTAACGAAGTTATAAAAGACGATTCCTTTGGTTATGCGTCACAAGGTTACCTGTACTCAGAGGGTACAGGTAAACCTTTCGGTGGCTGGATAGCAATTAATAAATCTACTGGTGAATGGGCTGTATGTGAAACACCACAATTAGATACTGAATATAAAACAACAGCATTAAATACAGCTAAGAAAAATTTTGAAGCACTTAAAAATAATGAACCATTCAAAAAATGTTTTGAACCTATAGTAGAAACCTTTAGAGGTAAACCTACTGGTAATAAAATACTAGATAAAGCGTGTACGTTTTGTCCATACAAGCTTCCTTGTTGGGGAGAAGGATTGCAGTTGTTACAACAGCAGCAATCTAAAGGTAAAAATCCTAAATGGGTTTGGTATGTTGAAGTTAACAATCCGAGGGTAGATGACTCAAATCAAGAGTAGAAAAGCCAAAGGTAGAAAACTTCAAAACTGGGTGAGAGATAGTTTGAGGGGTCTATTTCCCACCCTTACCGATGATGATATAAGGGTAGCTATAATGGGAGAGTCTGGTGCAGATGTTAAGTTATCTGCAAAAGCACTAAAGCTTTTCCCATATGATATAGAATGTAAAAATACTGAGGGGTGGAAAAAAGTTTATGATGCATATGAACAATCAGATGGTCACGGAAAGAATGAACCAATTGTATTTATAAAGATGAATAGAAAAAATCCTTTGGTAATACTTGACGCAAATTACTTTTTAAGATATGGTAATACTGTTGTATTAAAGGAACCAGTTAAAGTACAATTTGATAATGAAAAAGAAAAAAGATAACGAAGCATTTAGAGATGCTATAAAAGTTTTAATTGCACCTTGGGAAGGTGGCTTTACTTGTGGAATAGTAATGGATAATACAACAGAAATGACAACAGAAGAATATGAGTTGTGTTCTACAATTGCCCGTGGTATGATTAAGATGGCAACCAGTGATCCTCACACTACCTTTTTGTGGGGATTAAAAGGATTTGCTGACGATAAAAAAGAAAACAAAGATAGACTTTCTATTAATTCTGTAGCAGAGTTTGATAATGAAGAAGGTAATGTAATTGATTTTCTTGAATTTTTAAAACAAAAAAGGGACAAGGAGTTAAATTAAATGGCGACACACGTTGTAATAGGTGACCCTCATTGCACACCTCAAGCAAGCAATGAAAGATTCCTGTGGGTAGGTAGACTAGCTGCAGATGTAGGAGCAACCCATCTTATTTGTATGGGTGATTTTTGTAGTATGGATTCATTATCTTCTTATGATAGAAAGAAAAAATCATTTGAAGGTAGAAGATATCAAAAGGATATGGCACATTCCCACGAAGCTTTATCTTTAATAAACAAAGGATTAGGTAAAGCTACTCCTAAAAAGATAATGCTACATGGAAATCACGAAGATAGAATTGCAAAGTTTGTAGATGAGAATCCTGAATTAGATGGGACTTTAAAGATTAGTGATTTAAAGTTTAAAGAATTTGGTTGGCAGGAAGTACCATATAAAACTAATAAGCTAGTTAATGGTATTTACTATGCACATCACTTACCATCAGGAGTTATGGGTACTGCTATATCAGGAGAGAATATGGCTAGAAGTATTTTAAATAAACATAAAGTATCTGCAACAGTTGGTCATAGCCACTTACTTGATTATGCAATATCAACTTTACCTAATGGTAAAAAATTGCACGCCTTATCTGCAGGTTGTTATTTGCATCACAAAGAAGCTTATGCAAAAGATACTCAACATTTATGGTGGAGTGGAATCATTATTAAAAGAGAAGTTAATAATGGAAGTTATAATCTAGAGTGTATGGAGTACAATACAGTTAAGAGGTTATATGGTAAAAAATAATAATGATGCAGTAAATTCCCCTAAGCATTATACTCAGGGTAATAGAGAAACAATTGAAGTTATTAGGGACTATATGACTGATGGAGAATTTGTAGGATACTTAAAAGGTAATATAATTAAGTATGTTGGCAGATTCAAATTCAAAGGTAAGCCTTTGGAAGATTTACAAAAGGCACAATGGTATCTTAATAAATTAATTAGTGAGGTAAAAACATGGGAGCAATAAAACAAGCATTGATAGAAGTTGAAGATTTAGTGTGTGCTTCTTTGAGAGAAGGCAGAACATTAAACCAAACTATAAGAGACTTAAAGAAAGTCTTTGAAGAAACTAAAACAGATAATACATATCTATTAAATGAAGATTTAATTGAAGATAAGTATTACCAATTTAAAGGGGAAAGATAAATGAGTAAAAACGAGAAAGATAATAAGGACACCCCTCGTACTTACTTACTTACATCAGAACAATTAATGACTGTAATGAAGTATCTAGCTACTAGACCATATATAGAAGTAACTACTATTATGGGTATGCTATCTAAATTAGTTCCACTTGATCCTAGAATCAGTGCTGAATTTGTAAAAGGGGAAGACAATGACAGAAAAGAATAATCTTGAAAAGCATACAGGCTTGCTCTTTGAATTAAAGATTGGGCTTAATAAAGATAATATGGTTGTGATAGATTATGGTGGAAAGCCAGTAGCAAAAATTAGAGAAGCACTTAAGGATTATAAATACCACGCTAATCTATGTGCAGCTATAATTAATCATGCTAATTCTGTTGGTAAGAAACTAGAAGATGAAATTAAAAAACTAGTACAAGCTATATAATGAATCCTAAACAATTAAAAAGACTAAGGAAAAAAGCTAGGGAGATTTTTTTACAATTCATAAAAGAGTCTCTCTCGCTTGATAAGCAAGCTAATGTTACAGATGAGAAAATTAATTTTCTAATTAATAATCCTAGTTATGAATGGCAAGGTAGAACATTGAAATTACAAGAGTGGTGCTATCGTTGGATAGTACAGACACTAAAAAAATATCCACACTTTACAATTGAGGACTTAAAACAATATGTTAAAAAATATTAAATATTATATTTGGCACAATCCTGTTATGGATAAACTTGAATCATTAACAAGTAAGCTGAATGTCTGGTTTTGGCAGAAGCGATGGGGTGATAGAAACCTTTATTGCAAATGTCAAAAAAAAAAGACACCTAGGTAATTAACCTAAGTGTCTTGTGTTGCCTGCCTGTGGGGAGTCTAAACGGCTCCCCCTTTTATTTATACGCCTTTCTTATGTTTTTGTCCTGCTGGTGGGGATTTCTTTGAGCCACCTGGGCCAGCCCAGAAAAACTTATCAGCCCAATATGCTGCACTTGTTTTTCCTTTAGCTATATTCTTTGAATGCCTAGCTTTAAAACTTTTTCTAGCTTCAGCACTGTAGTTATGACCCATCTTCTGATCACCAAATCTAATAATTTTAACATTACCATTATCTCTAACAGCAACTATTCCTTTTTTAGTTGGGTGACTTGGAGTTCTTTTAGGTTTATTTAAACCTGACAAACCATATCTTTTTAGCTTATCTTTAATATCTACTGACATTATATTTTCCTATATTGTTTTACTTTTTTAGCTATTGATTTTGGTTGCCTAACAAATTGTTTACCTTGAGCCTTACCTTTTCTTTTTGCCTGTGTGGTTGAAGCATACTCTGATGATGATAATGCTTTGATAGCTCTTTCAGGTAAATATCTTTCGCCTGTTTTACTTGAAGGTTTACCAGATTT